AGTTACATAGTCCGTGTAGCGCGGACACTGTTTTCCCCAAAAAGACAAACATACGTTCGATAAATCAGATGTTAAATTCGCTACCTAAAAGTTGATCTATTCCAATTTGTCAATAGTAAAAATGCACAAAGATCGACTAAATCTTTGTGCATAATGCATATTGATTTTTAAGTTTTCAGACAATTCAACGAGTTTTCAAAGTTGTTCACACAACACGAAAAAACAGTGTCCGCGGTAGACGGACACCATTAGTCCGTCTAGCACGAACACTTGTTCGATGTGGATAACTTAAGTTATATTTCTTTCAAGCATAAAAGTTATTGTAAAATAAATCAAGTCATCATCAACGCTTACATTTGTTCTGATTTCAAAGTTAGTTTTATTTGCTACTGCTACAATTCTGCACTGTTTATTTATGTCTGTGTGTGAATATGTCACGCCGATTATTGTACCTTGAATACCTGAACTATAGGAATTACTCGTTGTAGTTAATTCCCTTAGTCCAACATCTGAAAGATTTATCATTGTAGTACCGTTGAAATAGCCGCGTAAGCTTATAATACTTGCATAGTCTCCTACTCTGCAAGCGCATGAATGTACTTGACTGTATTTTCCAATAGCTGTTGTTACGTCTGGTAAAGGTCTCCTTGCCGCGCTCATTTTTTTTGAATAATCTGTTAAAGAGTTGGAAATAAAAATATCGGTGTTTTCTCTTTTTTCAGCTTCATCATCAATTTTTTTGTTTAGTTTTGTATCTTCGTTTAACCTTACTTTTGCTTCATCGTAAAGCGCTTCATCAATTTTTACAGTTTTTTCAAGATCGGGGTCTTCCGTGGTACTCTTGGACACCGGAAACTTATAGTGTTCTGTCTCATAAATCAAATTTTCATCTGGATGATAGTCTCTTTTATACATATTATATACCCCCTACATTATTTTTGAACCAATCCGGCGTTGTGTTTGCTATTTGAGTTTTGCCGCCCTCATAGATGTAAAAACTGCAAGAATCCCCCTCACTTATATCTGCCCATGTTGGCACGGTTATTGTAAATGCTGTATTAGCGGTTGGTTTTGGTGGGAAAACGATAACCGCCGGAAAATAAGTGGCTTTTGTGTGATCTACAATACTAGCTCCGCCGAAAGATGGATTGCTCAAAAATGTAGAAAGATATGCATAGTTTGGGTCGTCTACAGTAAAAGAGTCAGTAATCAAAGTTCCTACATTTTTTCCGCCCTCAGTGCCTACTACATGCGCATTAAACGTAGTTGAGATTATAGCGCTGATAAATCTTATAGTGACTTCTGGATATATTAAATCTTGCCAATCCATCGCCCCTGTATTTCCTGCACCGGATTCGCTTCCGCTCGAGTGTACGACCACATGACCGTGCTTTTTTATTGGCACACTATTAACAAGGACATTAACATTTGTTGTGTCGCCTTGCACATTATTTATTTTTGTATTTAATTCGTTTATTTGATTATTGATTGTTTGCTGATAGTTATTCCATTCATTTTCAATTCTGGTTAAAAATTCTTCTGTTTTTTTGATTAACTGGTTAATTTGATTAACATAATTGCTAAACTGTTCATCCCAGTTGTCAATTTTTTGCGACCATTCACTCCATGTTTGCACCCACTGGTTCCACTGCGTTTTCCAACTGTTAAAAGTTGCTTCCCAACCGTTCCACGTGTCTACCATGCTATTCCACTCGCTGATAATCTGATTCAAAAGTTTCGTCGCATCTTCGATAAACTTTTTTTGCGCATCTGTAAGGTCATTGACTTGTTTAATAAGCTGATTAAGCATTGCGCTAATCCGGCATAATACCTCATAATACGAGAGCGCATCATCATAAACAAGTGGTTGAGTTTTTTGCAACCAAAACGCAAAGTCCGGAAAGTGTACGTTGTACAGACCGGAATTAACGTTAGGGTCAAACGGGTTAATTTTGTTCGCCATTTCTTTCTCCTCTCTATCGCATCCAATCAATAGATAAGCCTAAGTTTCCGCGGTTTCCGTATGCCGCCATATTAAAATCATTGCCATGCTCGGAAAAATCATCAAAAATTGACATAAACAATTCCTCACAATCTGCAATAATCGCATTATTAACGTTTACAATGTGCTCGCGGTACATAATAAGTTCGTTCATTTTACTGCCACGCCATCCTTTTTCTGTCCGATGGCTAGTGTCTACAACTGATGTATTACTCTTACCTGTGTTTTTCTCACTAACTGCGCGGCTGTCCTCTCCTGTGCTTTGACCTCTAGTCATGCCGGACGCATAGTCCGCACCGGAAAAATTAACTTGTGGGTTATCACTGTTAATACGTTGATCATTAGCGCTACTATTGTTAGTGTCGTTCATGGTTCTGTCTGCTTCTGACGTGTTGTTTCCGTTGCTTGTGTCAGTATCGTCAAACGTCATATTTGTATTTTCTAAAATTTGCGCCACGCTTAAATTACTGTCATACATTGCTTTGTATCTAGGCATGTTGCGCCTTAATGTATCATTAAGTTTAAGCTTAAAAAGACCAATCGTTTCAAAACCGATCTCACACATGTAAAAGTGTATTACAAACATACGTTCAAACTCTGTTTTACTGGATTCGTCATCATTGTACCACGGGAACGTAAAGTCAAAAAGCTTTGGTATACCTTTTTCGATCTTGTCATAAGTAGTAGCGTTTATGTCTTTCCAGTCCGTAAAGCTTTCAATGTAGTCTCTAATTCTGGTTGTATATGTCGCCATTTTCTCCGCCCCCTCTCTCAAGGTTTTCTTTTCTCTCAACGCCAAGTCCACTGCCGATGTAGCGCACATCAACACTAAGCCCAAAAAGGCGGTTAATCTGTTCACAAGCACGCTTGCGCACTCCGAGAAATGATTGGCGGTTAATGAGCGTCAAATCTGCATCTTGTTCAATTTCGCTCGTAATTAAACGCTCTTTTTTTGTGCCGTCAATGTTATTTATACCAAACTGTATGCAAAAGTCAGCAATTTCTTGCCGCATTGCTGTTGTTATGTCGCCGAAAACGTTCGGTGGGTTTAGGTTGAGCACTTTTATATTGTCAATGTTGCTTACGCCGTCTCTGACAGAAATAAAAGGTACAAAGTCATTATACTGTTTAAAAAGGTTTTTTGTGCTTAATCTCTGGTTATCGCTACCTGCAATAATAACAGGTGTTCTTTGTGCGTAAATGTTTAAATTTCTTGTCATTCTCATATTAGCCAAACTCTCCGCATACATCTGTACATAATCTACGCTAGGATAACCAATGGCACTATCCCAAACAATAACGCTGTTTGCTTTATTAAGAGTTTTAAAATACTGTTGCGCATATGCAAAACGCATGTTCGGTACGCCGTAAATATCTACAGTTCCGCCCATATTGGTTTTCATAACAGCATATTTTTCAAGCACATCATCCTCAAAAAACACTGCTTGCCCCCACCAAAAAAGATAATCTTCGATTACTCTCGGCGGAATTTCGTCCGGCAGTCCTAGCCACTCAAAGCGGTTCACAATCATTTCGTGTAGCATATTAAAATATCGTATATAATAATTGCGATACTGCGGCACGCTGAAATATTCTGCGTCTTTCGATTGATTTTTCATTCTTTACACTCCTTCTTAATTATTCGACAAGCCATAGTTTCCAATGTCGTTGGTGTGCCATATTGTCACACCGCGATCAAATATTGATCGTAAAACAACAAGGTAATCAAGGTCAATGTTACCGCTGATCGTGCAATTACGTGTTTTGACAAAATCCCATGCCGATCTATTGTTGATTGCGGGTTGTCCGATCTCTCCAATCTTGTACCCAAACATTGTAAAATAGTCGTCAATTTTGCGCGCATACTCTGCGCGAATTTGCATAGGATAATAGCTTATGTGATCGTTACCGATAATCTTACTAGCATTGCCGCTAGAAGTAGTTACATTTCCGCTTGGTTGTAAAAAATGATTAACTACCGATTTTATACCGTTTCCAATGACTTCCGACCAATCAGTGCTACTAAGTGTCGCAAGTGGGCTAGACTTAAAAGCATCACTCGCGGCTTGCCTTCCTGTTGCTATGGCGCTTCCCGCTCCACTTGCCGCCGCACCTAAAAATCCAAAGCCCGCACCGGATAATGCTTTTCCCACTCCGCTAAAAACTCCGGCGGCAGTATCAACACCATGCGATACAATGCTACCGCTACTCATTAAGGCACTAGCTCCGGCTGTGCTTGTCATCTGTGCAACATATGCTTTGTATGCATCTGTCATTATTGCGCATTTTGGATAGTCCGAAAAAGTAAGCATATCAGTATAATCCTGTGCAAAACCTTTATACTGGATTGGATAAGATACTAATAACGGGTTCGGTGTCATGGCTACTGTGTAGGTAAAACTGCAAGCATCACTGGAAAAGTATTCATATTTGTATTCAATGCCCGTACCATTATTGTTATTTCCGTATAAAAAATTATACGGATAACAAAATAACTTTTTGTTTTTTGGTACATATCCATCAATACTATCGTATTTTTTAGGTAAATTTAACTGTTTAAATTGTGTTTCTTCGGCGATAAAGCTTGTAGGCATCATAAACGCGTTTAAAATTCCGTCGATCGTACCGTTTGCGTTAGCGGCAATTAAAAATTCGTTTACGCCGTCTCCATTATCAAAAACGTTATAAGTGATGGCAGTATACACGCCATCTCTAAATTCGCCGCCGTTAAAATTTCCGCTCTCGTCAAAAGCGCTAGGGATAACAACGCTCATAATGTTTCGATCACTTAGTTCCGGTGCGTCATAATTCTGTTCTGTCTCCTGTTTAACAATATATTCGCCCGTTTCTAAGCCCTCTGGGAAAGTGTACTTGCCTATAACATCATCAGACTTTTTCACAATTTGCCGCTCTATATAACACTTATTAAGCACCATATCAAATTGGCAATTTGTCCATACGTCCATAATAAAATGCACGCGGCATGAATTAACAGACATTGGTTCGACATTTGTTATAAAGCCATACGCCCAGTCATCCATATATCCTACATTTTTAAATGCGATATAGTTAGCGCTGTCTGCGTACAACTCATTGACAGGCGCGGCAAAGTCCGCATAACCTCTTTTAACTGGCGCGGCATTGTCAGTGCTATATATTGCCTTGCTATCAACATATGCGAAAAGTTCTTCTCGGCTGTTAAAAAGTCGTACATGATTATAAGAAGAATCCCACGGAATACCGCGGCATATCCTCACTTGTGCAATAGGTGCAATTCCATCTACATTTTTTTGCATTGGCATTGGAATCATATTTTCCATGCTAACCTCATTTCTAGGGGAGCATCACGCCCCCCTTGTTGATCTAGTGATTAACTGTGACAGTTCCCGTACCGCTTACTGTAGTCTTGTACCTCGAAGTAGCTTTAACGGTAAGCGTTGCCGCTTTCTCGTCATTGGCAATATGCAAGATATTCGACCCCGGAATAAAACTTGTATACTGGCTTGTCGCGCCCTCTACGTCAAAATCGAGCATCTGCGGCGTGTACTGATCTGTGCCTGTTACTAAGGCTGTAACCTCAACATCAGTTCCCACATTTCCGGCGGTATCTGTAACGCTCACGGTTGTAAGTCCGACAGTATCCGTAGTAAAAACAATGCAAGGGAAAAACGGCGAATAAGAAAACATTTCCGACATTGTGTAAAAATAATTCCACGTAAGCGCCGCACCATTTCTTGAATCGGTCAGTGTCCGGAAATTCTCACGTACATTGAAAAATCTCATATCAAACAGCGCAAGCTTGATATTGGGGTCGTCAAACTTGTCAATGATAATTTTGCGGACATTGATGTCAACTTTATCCATATTAAAGGCTGTTGCAAGCACTTCAACATCTAACTCCGCGTCAATTTCCGGCGTAGTGATATAAAAGATTGTCTGATCGTTTGCGCAACTGTCTGCTCCGGCAATATTGTACTCGGGGTGGGGAAATTTCATCTGTCCGATGTAAGCCTTTACAAGCTTTGTCAGCTTTTTAGCATTTTCTGCACTTGCTGTAGGGTCTGCAACATTAACCGCGTAAAGCTGATCTGCCGCGCTTGCGCTCTCAATTAAGCGCTTCATGCAAAGGTATTCATCCCAGTTCGCCGCCGCAAAAAGTGACTGCACTTTTGCGTTAATCAAATCGCGCACACCATACTCCGACCTGAACGCTGTACGCAAATTGTCGAAAGTAACTGTAACCGCGTACTGGATAGCGGGTGTGATCTTGTGGTATGCCGCCATAACGCTTGACTGGTAGTAAGCATACAGTTCTGCAACGGTTGCGAACTGGTTAAACTGCTTACCTTTTGCCATGTTGATAAAAATTTCTTCTTCTGTACCGCCGTAACGCATCGGATCTCTCTTAAGCACTCCGAGCGGATTCTCAAAAAAGACTGTCTCGATTCTCTGCTCCATGATCTGCTCTACCAACGCATTTGCAAACGCATTTCTAAGCGGTACAATATTAAGCAAACTTTCGTAGATACTAGAGATGTTCTCCGCTGTTGCTTCGGGAATCCGGTTCTGATATTCCAGACTCTGCATAGATCTTACTGCATTTAAAATAGCTACGTTCGTAGCCGGAACTTTGTTACCCATTTTTTTCTCCTCTCTTACTCTGTACTGCCGTCAAAGTCAAGCATTTCCGGCGTCACATCTTCGACCACGCCAACATCGGCTTTCGGTTCTTCAATGTCTGCTTTCGGTGTTTCCTGCCCTGCTAACATTTCGCCAAAACGCGCAATGTACTTTTCGCGCAAGCCCTCATACCGTTCCTTGTAGCCGTCATCTGTTACATTTGCGCCGCTTCTGATGGATTCTGTAATCACATTGATTTCTTCGTCTAATTCTTCCGGCGCGTCAATCTTGCCTAAGATTGCTTTTAAAGCTTCATCTGCTGTCATTTTTTCTACCTTCCTCTCCCTAAAAATGGTTTTAAATAGTATATAAACGGTGTCTTTCTTGCACTTGGAATAGGTGCTACACCGTATATATTGATAGTACAATTTTGATAAATATTTGTATCACTTAAAATAAAGAAACGTATAACAACTCTCCGCAATGCTGTAACATTTACTTTGATATAGCAATAACCTCTTTCTTTTTTAACAAGTTCTGCACCATATGGTACATTAACTCCCCAATCATAATTTGATCTTACATTAAACCTAACAACAGTACCAACGTTTGCTCTCTGGCTATACGGTGTTACGTTAATTTCGGGGATGGGTGGCGCGGGTCTGTTTATACCAATCTGACATTGTGCAGTAACGTTCCTATCATCCACCAACCAAAAGTTTACAACGCTTGTAACTTGCGCACCGTTTGCGTTGCCGCTAACGATCAAAGCATTATCTTCTTTTGTCGCGGCTAAATACTGTCCAAGATTATAAGTCCATTCAGAGTTAGCATTAACTGTAATTCTAACGCTCCCCCCATCTACTATACTAGCACTAATAGGTTCTATAGTCAACACTTTTATTTCCGGCGGCAAGTTACCATGCATATCGTCGTAAACATCCATACTACAAGCAAAACGATAATCTTGGACATCTTGCCCCTGCAAGGTTGGATTTTCAAAGTTTTTAAGCACATATGTGCTCGCTGTGCGCATATCTGTAGCATTTCGTAAAACCTCAAGAGTGCTCGAAAATGATGTTTCTAGTTCGTAACTTAAATAATAAAGCGCTAATTCAATGCTACCTATACTACTATATCCACCGCTTTTCCATGCATCATAATAACCTGTCTTACGCGTGTAGTATGTCCATTGTGCCAACCCATAACCCTTATGCACTGTATCTCCGTCTAAACCGCTGTTTATAAATTGTTCGCGCGTTATAGTACCATTATCTACACTGTTAGTATAAATACGGCTTCTATTAAAAAAATTTGTACTATTATTATCGTTTTCGCACCTATAAGGCACAATTCCACTCTCCGCCCATAAGTTACCAAGCAACGCGGCTAAACCTATTTCGTTGTTGATTAAATTATATAAGCCGTTCCAAACTGCTCTAGTGTAACCATAATCACGATAATCAGATCGTCTACCCATCACATCAACCTCACACTAAGTATATCAAGCACAATATCTTTACATTTCAGATCTTTAAATCTTAACAATCCCAAGTCATAAGACCGTTTAAGATAATCATAAATAAAACTTTGGCTACTCAACATCAAAGTATCGGCGTTATGACTGCTCGCGTCAAACGTAAAGCGATATTTACAACTCTGATCGACAGTCCTATCAATATACACAATACCTTTTTCTGGGTACTCTCTGACTGCATAGCTATCTTTCCCACAAACGAGCGTAAAAATATAACGGCTGTTTCCGCTAACACTTTCCACAAAAGCGCTTGCATCACATAGATACACGCCATCCGCGCTACTTTTCTGATACTGGCTATTTTTAAACACCTTTGCAAATTTGCTTTCATTCATGGCGTTTTGCGCGTCCTTGTTAATAACAAATTGCGCAACCCATCCATGCCCCCGCAAAAAATTAGTGTTATCCCGTAGTCTTTTGTGTATGCCAAAATAAATAAAATACGGATTCAAAAGCGTTACATAATTCGCCATTAAATAAGTTGGTACTTCTCGTACCTGTTTCCCTTTACCTCTACAGATCGTTCTCAACGTACTCTCAAATTTTGTTATTTCATTTTTTAAATAGCCATTGTTTTCAAGTACAAATTCATCAAAAACAATCATAGCAACGTCTTTAAACATTGGGCTATATTTTTTAAGTTTATCAGTATTGTTGAAATATACCGCATATCCAAGTAATTTAGCATTATCATCTTTATCATGTAACATCATTGCACTGATTAGCCCTTTTACAATGCTTTTATTAGTCACAACTTTTCCATACTCTGGGTAAATATCCAGTACATCTTCATACATCTTTCCACTGCTCGAAATTTCGTCCTGTGTCCGATACAAAAAGACAACCTGTTTATCATTCTGTACATTTTTCAAACTTTCAATTAAAAGTGCCGTTGTCTTTCCGGCGCTACGGTTTCCAATAATCATTCTCAAAATTGGTTCATCATTATCTAAGTCTTTTATTTTTTTTATACTATCAAGATTATAAAAAGACATTACGTTTCCCCCTTTAAACTGAACTAGCGGGAATCGAACCCGCATTGACGGAGTTAAAATCCGTTGCCCTACCGTTAGACGATAGTCCATAGAAATGTTTCACGTGAAACATTTCTTATTTCTTAGGCGCTTTCTCCAAGATCTCTCTTATCTTTTCTGGCACTAAGCTTTTATTTATCCGGCTGACATTTTCCAAAATACTGCCGATTTCCATCAAAATAATATATACACAAATACTCTCAAGCACCGGAACGCTAAAGCCCATATCAAGAAAACTCTGTCCGTAGTCAATCAAAAACCCAACAGCCACAATGACGATTTCACCGAACTTGTTAAAAAGTCCGTCACGCATCACACTGCTGTTAAAATTACTGTTTTTAACTGCCATAACAATTCCCGTGATAAAATCAAGCACAATAAACAGCAATACAATTACAATACTCATTTTCTCCTCTTTTCTGCGGCGGTAGCAATTAACAGAATTACCGCCGCGTTAATAGTTTTAGAGTTTCGCGGTATCGGCTCGCACCAACCACGGCGCGGGGCACGGTTTTCCCCGTCGGTTTACGCCCACAAAAACCAATCCGGTACTACTCCACACACTCCAATTACTCGGACATAGGACATTTCGTAAGGAATTTAGGAGGAATTTAGTAATTGAAGTGTGTGCAATAGTACCATATAAAATTATGTTTTATGCCATGTACGGCAAGCCTTGCCGCTCCATGCCGGTTTTGCCGTACATGCCATAAATGTCATTCTTACGCCGTGCAATGCCGTGAATGGCATTGCACGATGATCTTATCTGTCAAACGGGTTGTACGGCGTAGCGGGAACAAGCTTAGAAATGTCGATACCTTTGAGATATGCACTCTGGTACTTCTTGCCCTTGTACTTGCCCTCAACAACCTTGAACGCGATTTCAACCACGGAATCCGTTCCGATCTCTTCCGCTTTGATCGCTGTTTCATCTTCCGGATTCTGCTCGACACCATCGAGATAGACGGGGAAGTCAAACTGGGTGTGTGCCTTTACAAGCTTTGTGCCGTCATCGGACGTTTTGACCGGACAGTCAATCTCTGTGTTCAGACCCGCTTTCTCGATCAGCTCTGCCGCGGCTTCATCTGTGATCTCTACCATAATGGAAAACTTTCCGTCATTGGAAAATGTGGAATAAACTCTACCTGTTGCGTATAACATAACTTTTTTCTCCTTTTCTGATTTGAATTTAATTATTGGTGTGCAATGTTGCAAGCATGTTTCACGTGAAACATTTAGAATGTTGCTCGCTTACATTCTTTACTTCTTTGACGCTTTGTAAGCGTCGTATTCCTCTGCCGTCATTGAGTTCTCGATGAACGTAGACAGCGGCATGAAGCGGGTTTCCTCTTTCCGGTCAACCTCGATCAGATTACCTTTTGCAATACCAAAAGACTCTAAAATCTCGTCTCTTTCCGCCGCTGTAGTAATCTCATGATCCCATTCTACAAGGTCTCCCATTTTAATGCCGTCTGTTGGCGATACCGTCATGATCTGGTATGTTACAGATTTTGGGATGGTTCTGGAAATTACCTTTTCCATTTTTGTTTCCTCTCTTTCTTTAAATAATGTAGCGAAACTGCGTGACTTGTTAGCTTGCCATCGTCAGACTGTAAGTAGCTATCTTTCCAGTGACGGGAGAGCGGGTCTCCCGTTTCGGCTTTATCTGAAAAATTCTGTTCTATGAAATTCCCTGTCTACAAAGAAATTAATATAACCAACGGCTTCCGCTTCTACTAAACGTCCAAGATCTTTGTTCGATCTTCTTGTAATTCTGATAACATCGTATACTTCCGTATATGGTTCTGGAAACGATGTATAAATCTTATCTAAGTAATAAGTGTGAGTCGAATTTGTGTAGCGCGTTTCGCTTTTTTCAACTGCGTATTTAAGATTGTACTGTGTTTCTGTTGAGATTCTTACCATTGTGTTTCCTCGCTTTCTTGTTTTCTTACATTTTATAGTGTCTACTGTTTAGGCTTTATTTAACAAAATTCAGCCCTTTTTGTCTTACTGTCTAAATATAATTTAATATATCCAACCGTTTCCTCTTCTACCATACGCCCAAGATCTTTGTTAGAAATTCTTGTGACGTGAAAGACAAAAGTATTATCTGTATCACGGTATATTTCTTTAAAGAAATAAGTGTGAGTCGTGTTTTTATAGTAGTTACTATATCTTTCTACCGCTCTCATTAAATTATATTGTGTTTTTGCTGATATTCTTACCATTGTTGTTTCCTCACTTTCTTGTTTGTGCGTTACTTAGCATTATTAGACGCAAGGTTGCAAGCCTTGTACGTTACGCCCATTAGGGCGTTTCGGCTATTCTTGTTCTCTTAAAAATAATGAGTTTTTATAAAAACTTAAAACCTCAAATTTTTCATATTTATAAATTATGTCTAACGCCTGTCCAGAATCCCATTTAGTATCGCCTAAATGATTGTAGCTAATAGTTAATTCTGTTTTTGTATCCCATTCTGCGTTCGCTGTAAATAAATCAAATAATGTCATGTTGTTTCCTCGCTTTCTTGTTTGGTTGTTTTGTATGTTCCTTACATTATCTATTATACGCTTATTGCCGGAAATGTCAAGAATTTTTTTCTAAATTTTTAAATTTTCTTTTAAACAATTTAGAATTGTTTCTTTTATCTCAAGGTTAGCATCTATAACTTCTGGGGTTGCTAATCCAAGTCCTTCTAATAAATTACATAACCATAGTCCGTTATAAATCATGTGCAAACTAATTTTATCATCAACCACCATTTTCAACACTGCATACACAGCTTCTTCTTTGCTTATTTTCATACAATAGTCCTCACTTTCTTGTGCTTTTTGTTTGTTATCCTTACACTATGTATTATATACCCATGTATCATATGTGTCAAGCATTATTCGCAATTATCTATAAAATTTCTGCCTATGATTTCTGAATATTCATCCGTAATACCTAGAGTATAAGTTGTGTCTACAATCGCAATGTTTGACGCTGTTGTAAATGTTGATTCTTTACCTATATAATCTGTTATTGTTATCGAATGTATGTTCGATTCATTAAAATAAGACACGGTGCGTCCAGAATCAGTAAATAACTTTCCTATTTTAAAATCGGCAATTCCGTTTCCGCGCTCTAACTCTGCCGCACCTTTTTGCTTCGATAATCCAGATACTGTTACGTGTAAAACATCTTTTCTTATTTCTCCTGTTTTTTTATCTTTGTCATCAGATATATACGCGTACTTTTTAGCTCCAAGCGTTTTAAACTTTTTATAAAAGCCATCATCATCCCAAACACCTAAATAATAACGAGTTGTAGTGCCATCCTCATTTTGACGATCTGCATAATTACGATAACGTTGATACTTTGTTAATAAGTAATCATTCCGATCTTTAAAGCTTTGTAAATGCTTTTTATTTATAAATTTAACACTATCTGTGTCAGCGTAAACAAAATCCCACCCCACCGCGTCAATCATCTTTTGTAGTTCCCATCTAGCATTAGCTGTAATATATACACCCCATTGATAGAGTAAAAAAGAGTTCTTTGATGTAAAGTACTGCGCTATTGATTCTATTAAATCCGGCGTAACCTTAGTCCATTCTCCGTTATCGTAAACTATTTCATTATGACAGATGTCAGTTACCATAGTACCAAAAACAGAATTTAAGCTGTTTTTGCTTTTCATATACTCGTATTCTTTCCCCGCTACATCTTTAAGTTGAGTCTTTTTGTCGTAAAACTCTAACATCGTGCTAACTATTGGTGCAGGCAGATAATCTTTTTTCGCCATATATCCACATAACCACTCTATATCTTCAAAATGGTACTGATTGCATATAATGATAAAGTCTAGTTCGGTGCAAGCATACGTTACCCAATCAGCCGATAACACGCGCCCGTTGTCGTTTATATAATCTTTGCTAAAAGATGTACAATGCGCAAAATCAATATATGGCACTGTAACATCGTCATGTACTGCTATAGTTTTAAATGTTACTTGCATAATGATAGCGTTTTGTTTTTTGTTACAATCAGATAATAATTGTGTAAAGTTTTTTGGTGTATACTCTATAAACGGTGTCATAGGGTATAAATCCGAGCATATACATGATGGATAACTTGACACTCTATCCATACTGTAAACGCTGTCTATTATTGCATCAGCATAATATCTACTAGCGTGAGTATTTCCACCGCGAAAAGCTTTTCGCAATAGTGTATATACTTCCGGTGTAGGCATTAGACTTTCAAATAATTCTCTGTAATTTTTGTCCGCTCTGCAAGCTTTGCGCATTTCACGACGCACATATCCTGTCGAGGTCAAAGGTATTGTTGCTAACGTATCATTATAATCATCCATTTTTGATAAGATGCATTCCTCTAGTCCTTTTACATCGTTATAATCGTATGCTAACTCTGTTTCTGTTTGCGGAGTATCTGGTGTCCGCACCTTTTTATAATCATATGTATCTTGCAACTTATAATGTACACAAAATTTTGAATTTTCACAAAATTTTGCTAAACTCATGTTTGATAAAAAATAACTACACCTAAATTCAAAATGCGGAAATGTTTCACGTGAAACATTCAATTTGTTTATTGTCTTTAAATAATCGGACTTTAGACAAGCGTTAAATTTGATAACCTTGTGCGATTCACGCGCAAAAAGTGATTCTATATATAAAAAATCCTTTACAAACATAAATTCATAAGCTAAATTATGTACATAAATGACTAATTGTTTTGACGCTGATAATTCTAGGTATTCTCCTAGTTTACTTAAAAACATACTGAATTCTTCCCACCGTCTACCAAAACAAACATTCCCTTTGTAACAAAACTGCCAATGATACATAAATGCATAAGGTTTTTCACTGTTTATTGTTGTAGATTCTATATCAAATGTTGCAGGGCTATCTATATAAGCAATAGCCCTTTTGCCTTTTTTTCTAACTGTAGTATAATTCCAATTTATTACGTTGTATGGATAATCGTATACTGTATAAACTGTTTCATTTTTTGTATATTCTTTCCCGTTTTTTGTATAAAATGTTTGTATTACCATAAACTTCTACCTTTTACATATGTATGCATTGCCGAGTTATATTCCTGTAGTTCTAACTTTATTTCATTAGCTGATTTACCCTCTTTGTATAACAGATCGTATATTTCTATGATGTCTTCTGATGGATTGCGCATTTTTAAGCTTTTATACTCTTGAGAGTGTAAAAAAGCGTAGAAATCTTGATCGTTTAGCAAATCTTCCGATATTCCTAAGTTTCTAAGTGCTTGTGTTCTTTCTTGCCTTATTTCTCTTATCCCTGTCAATGTATGACTTCTTGCTGTCACAAATCGCACTAACTTCAAATATGCACGCTGATTATACTTATCTGGGTTCCATTCATCCCTTTTACCTAGTACATTCAGTACACTTTCTTTCTTATATCCAGCTTTTTCAATCCGCGCTTTTTGCTTGTTAGCAAGCGGCGCTAACTTTTTGTACATGTCGCGCCGCTCTTTTCCACGCAAAGATAAGAGATAATCTTTGTTATACATTGCGCAAATGCTCGGATGCAAACGCCCAAGCTATGCGTTCGTCAATAATTTTTATAGCCCTGTCTAAGTCAAAATCGTATCTCTCGATAACTACTGTCACTAATTTTACCGTTTTGTAATTAACGCAAACGGCAAATGTTAAGCCTATAGACCCGTCATCATAAGGGCAAATGCTGTCTAGTAATACATTTTCCCATTTTGTGCGCACTCTATAAGCAATAGCTTTTTCCTTATACTCTTGTAATTTTGTCATAATTATCCCTCCGTTATAATAGCTTTAAATCCGGCACTTTCAAGCGCTACTAACAAATTATGTGCATTTTCGATATTGTGAAAAGCTCCTTTTTGATCGAGCACAGATACACGATAGATCTTAGATTCATCAATCTTTTCGCTTGACACGTCCAATTCATCATTCTTAGCTTCCTCCTCTGCTCTCGGTTCGCATATACACCGTGTTCCTGTGATGCCGTAAACGATTGCTGCTGCCATTTCATGCGGATTGTAAAAAACAATATCTTTTTTCGAATTGACAAAACAACATTCGATAAGCATCGCGGGCGCTTTTGTCCGGCGTAAAAAGCCTAGCTTCTTGTTGGTTTTTATGCCCCTGTTCTTAAACCCCAACGAACAAATCGCATTAAGCACATTGCCAGCGTAAACACTTGCTTTCGAGTTCTCGTCATAAATATATACCTCTGTTCCATTAGCTTCTGAATTGGCGGCAGAATTAAAGTGGATTGAAATATCTAAATCAACCTTGTGTTCGTTGCATTTATTGATAATACGGGTTAAAACATTAGTTTGAGATATTCCGTCTTCCACCGTGCAATCATAGACTGTGTGACCCATTCTGCGCAACTCGTCAACCACAAGTTCTTTTACACGCCTATTCTCGATAGATTCAGAGATAAGCCCTACAGCACCGCAAGCTACTTTTCCGTGCGGGTTATGACCCGCGTGTACATTGATTACCATTTTATTTTCCTCTCTTTCTGATAGACTATTCCTATCTATAATCCATTTTAAACCTACTATATAAAATTGTCAACCAGAACTTTTGTTCATGTATGAGTTATCCACATCGAACAAGTGTTCGTGCTAGGCGGACTAATGGTGTCCGTCTACCGCGGACACTGTTTTTTCGTGTTGTGTGAACAACTTTGAAAACTCGTTGAATTGTCTGAAAACTTAAAAATCAATATGCATTATGCACAAAGATTTAGTCGATCTTTGTGCATTTTTACTATTGACAAATTGGAATAGATCAACTTTTAGGTAGCGAATTTAACATCTGATTTATCGAACGTATGTTTGTCTTTTTGGGGAAAACAGTGTCCGCGCTACACGGACTATGTAACT